CACACCAAGAAGAAACGGTAGACCTGTAGGTAAAAGGTGGGATGATGCTACTGCATATAGCATGAGGTATGTACCCCTAGAATTAGGGGGAGACAGTCGTGTTATATGGGTAGTGGATAAAGGGTGGAAGTGGGTTTACTTATCTACCTCCCAAGTATGGGAAGGTGGAGGAAATACAAAAATAAAAATGCACAAAAACAAATGGATTGATCACTTAAAAAAATTAAGTACTCCTAAAATTATTAAAAGGCATGGGGGTACACCACTATATTATAAGTTAGAGGAGATAATAGATGACTAAACTACTACGATACATGCAACAAAGATACACACCAAAAGGAGTGAAGACGTATAGGTTTAATCCCCCTCGTCAATTAGTTGACAGTGGTGTAGTATCTCGCAAAGAATTAGGTCAAGACTTAGCTGAAGCAAAGAGCCTTGCTAAAGAACTTAATCTATTAATAGATGAACATAGACAAAACAAACTGTCCGAGATAACAGTAACCCGATCTACTACACTGTCTGAGTTATGTGATACATACTTATTATCTAATGATTTCAAAGCGTTACGAGATAATACTAAAGCAGACTATATATATTTTATTAAAATATTATGCAGTAGTCTAGGTAATAAAAAGTGGCACACTATATCGAGTAGGTTAGCTAAAAGAACGTATGAGATCTGGGTTAAACGTGGTGTAGTTTTTGCTAACCACATCTGTAGTGTGGCATCCCGAATATATAACTACGCAAATGAAATGGAGTATGGTAATCATAATCCCTTTTCAAACATAAGACGAAAGTCCCCCAAGCCTAGACGAATAGTGTGGAACAAGGAACAAGTGCGTCAATTTCTTGACTATTCATATTCTTTCTTTGAGTATAGGAGTATAGGACTTATAGTTCATATGGCATACGAATGGTGTCAAAGAATAGGGGATATGAGGATGCTTACGTGGGATGATATTGATTTTAACAAGGGGCAACTCAACCTTGAGCAGTCCAAACGTAGGTCAAAAGTTTACCTGCCTATTAGTGATGACCTGTATGAGATGCTATCACAACAGAAAGAAGATTATGATTTCCAAAAATATGTAGCACCTAACATAAAACCTATTGATGGAAAGTATTACCCTTATACATTAGAGGGTGTATCTAAGATAGGAAGACAGGTAATGAGACAGATAGAACTACCAGATGAGTTACGTTTAATGGATCTTAGAAGAACAGGGGTAACAGAAATGGTTGACAGTGGTGTTCCGATGGGGCAGATTATGGCAGTAACTGGTCATACCAATGTTCAGTCGGTTAAACCGTACATGAAACACACTTATGAGAGTGCAAAGAATGCTCTTAATACAAGGAGAAATTATAATGAATAGTATATATAATATATTAAATGATAAAGATATTATTAATGGTGAAACAATTAGAATGAATTGTCCTGAGTGTGGTGGATTTAAAACATTCACTGCTACCAACAACATGGGCAAGCTATTGTGGAACTGTTACAAGGCATCATGTAATTTGTCAGGCTCTAGGTCAGTGCATCTGTCGGCTGATGACATACGCAGGACTATTAGAAAAGAAGAAGCCAACAAGGTGGATGACTTTGCTATGCCTGAGTTTGTTGTGCCGTACAATGGGCAAGGAGATCTGTTAAGATTTGCCGAGAGTTACAAGATCTCTGTAAATGATATGGAGTATGACGTAAAGGACAACAGGGCAGTGTTTCCTGTCATACATGGTGGCTATGTAGTAGATGCAATAGGGCGAAGCCTTAGAAATAGTTTGCCTAAATGGAAAAGATATGGGAATAGTGGGTTGCCATACACTTATGGTTATGGTAAGATCGCTGTAGTTGTAGAGGATTGTGTCAGTGCTGTAGTTGTAGCTAAAGACAGTGACGTATATGTTGGGGTTGCTGTGTTAGGTACATCACTGTCTGATGTACACAAAAAGTATCTGTCACAATTCTCTTCGGCAGTAATAGCCCTAGATCCTGATGCCCTACCCAAGGCAATGGAATTTTTTAAAGAGTTAAAGAGTATAGTAAAAGAAGTACGAGTACTTAGATTAACCGATGATTTGAAATACAAACATCCTAACGACATTGAAAAACTAACAGCAATAGGAGATGAGATAAATGGAAACAGCATTAATACGTAGTCTTATGAAGAAGGACTTCTATGACGAGCATAGAGGTATTCGTTGTCCTGATAAACTATTTAGTAAGGACTTACGTAAGATAAAAAACTCAGTTGATTATGCCATGCAAAGATATGACAGGACAGTAACACCAGACGAAGTTGAAGCCCTGTTCATGGCAAACAATCCAACTATGACAACAGCACAGAAGCAAGCCTTTAATGATTTATTCTTTCGCATTAAGAAGGAGCAACCATTAGGGAATGATGTAGCACAAGAGGTGCTATCCAAGTTGTTCCAACAGGTAGTAGGTGAAGAGATAGCTAACTTAGGATTCGATTATGTAAATGGATCTCAGTCTAGCCTTGAACCTCTACGTAATATGTTGGAGCAGTATGGTGATGACTTCATACCTACTTTGAATGTAGAGTGGGCAGATATATCAATGGAAACACTGCTTGCAAAGAATGCAATGGAAGCCAGATGGACATTCAATATCCCAAGTCTTACACGTAAGATAGAGGGAGTGAACGAGGGACATCTGATTGAAGTAGGTGCTAGACCTAACACAGGTAAGACATCCTTCCATGCTTCCATGATAGCAGGAGACAACGGCTTTGCTAGGCAGGGTGCTAAGTGTGTGATATTGTGTAATGAAGAAGCCGTACATAGGGTAGGTATAAGATACCTAACAGCTAGTACAGGCATGACACAAGAACAAATTGTACGCAACCCAAAGTTAACCCAAGAAAAATATGGGGTAGTTCGACAAAACATTGAGATGATTGATTGCACAGGACGTGACATGTCATGGGTAGAGAGTGTAGCAAAATCTCACAAGCCTGACATAGTTGTATTAGACATGGGAGATAAGTTTGCAAAGACTAGTGGTTTTGCTAGGCAAGATGAAGCTCTTAAAGCTAATGCTATCTATGCTCGTATGATTGCCAAGCAGTATGGGTGTGCTATATTTTATATGTCGCAACTATCTGCTGAAGCAGAAGGCAAGGTTGTACTCAACCAAGCCATGATGGAAGGTAGTAGAACAGGTAAGGCTGCCGAAGCAGATCTTATGCTACTACTTGCCAAGAACCCTGACGTTGAGGGTGAGGATGAACAGTCCCCACAAAGACATATCAACGTTGTTAAAAACAAACTGTCTGGTTGGCATGGCAAGATTGTCTGTGAGCTAGACCCTTACACAGCGAGGTACTCAGCATGAATACATTACAACCAGTTAAAGGTGCGTTTCACAGACGCTTTCAACCTAACTCTTACAAAGAGAATGATGGTAAAGCAAAGACAGTGGTGATGGACTATTTAAAAAGCAACGGACATACTAATCTTTCTGCAGGAGAAAATTATTCTTTTGATATTAAATCAGAAAAGAGTGGACACACATATTATTCTGAAGTAGAAATGAAGAACCAGTGGACAGGAGATTGGAATACCAAATGGAAGGAGATACGTATACCACACCGTAAAATTAGATTAATAAATAGATTTAGAGAATTAAACCAAGACTTAGGATACTTTAACTTCTACGTTATACGAAGAGACTGCGAGTATGCGTGGAGAATTAAAGACTATCAGATGACACAAGAATGTATAAAAGAAATATGGCTTGGCAACGTAGGAAGAAAGGAACATTTCTTTCATATACCCTATGAAGAAGCAGAGCTAGTAAAATTAAGGATAGATAAATGAGACTTATATTAGATGTAGAAAATACTGTAACCAAACGTAATGACAAGTTACACCTTGATCCTTTTGAGACAGACAATAGTCTTGTCTTAGTAGGCATGAAGACAGATGAGGTAGAGACAATAGTTATATTTGATCACAGTGAAGTATCCCCTACTCCCAACGGACAGAAGATAGTACAAGATACTTTGGATAAAACCACTGTTCTTGTGTGTCATAACGTAGCTCACGATTTATTGTGGTTGTGGGAGTCAGGGTTTAAATATGAGGGTGTTGTATTTGATACGATGTTAGGTGAATATATTATTCAACGTGGGCAGAAGCAACCCCTTTCCCTTGAACAATGTGCAGAACGTTATCAATTAGATACCCTCAAGCAAGACACACTCAAGGCTTACTTTAAAGATGGTGTATCCGTTAGGGACATTCCTTATATAGAGTTAGCAGAGTACCTATTGCATGATCTTAGAGCGACCTATGAGCTATCAAATAAAATATATTCTAAGTTATCTAATGCTGATTGGGATCTTATGGATACAGTTAACCATACAAACATGGTGGCTGTGTGTTTGTGTAAAATATATCAGCGTGGATTTAAGGTAGACTTATCTAAGTTAGATGAAGTTCGTAAAGAGTTTGAGTCAGAGAAGAAGTCTATAGTAAAAGAACTTACACAGCAGGTACGAGATTTAATGGGGGATAGGCTTATTAATCTTAATAGTCCAGAACAACTATCGTGGGTAATATATAGTCGTAAGCCTAAAGATAAGGCTACATGGGGCAATATGTTTGAACCCT